ACGGGGGTGGGACTCGAACCCACGACCTCCGGGTTATGAGCCCGGCGGGCTACCGACTGCCCTACCCCGCCCCAAAGGCCATTTTAGCCAGCCGACCCCGTTGACGCTAGAAGGTGGGCGTGGTAGTCTATTGGGGGTCACCCCCTATCACCTCCACCGCCCCCCGTGGTGCCTTCGCAACCTCAACACGGGGGGCACCGATTTTGTATCATGTGGGCATGCCTAAAAAGCAAAAGAGGTTCAAGCCCCGGCTCTTCGCCCAAGAAGAGATGACGCACCTAAAAACCCGTAGCGGCGCTGGGCCACACAAAAGGAGTAGGCGGGAGAAAAAGCGCTACAGGGCCTGGGAAGTAGACATCTAGGGCTTCGCCTTAGTGCCGACCAAGGCCCAGACCAGGGCCTCGAGAAGGTCGTGCACCTGTCGTCCCTTCTTAGTGAGCCGTCTTGTGGCCGGGTCGACCAAACCCTCCTGGGCTAGGATCTCCGCTCCTGGGGGTGTGGTTCCGGGCCGCCAACCCACAAGGGCCAATGTGAGCACCCAGCCCCTTTCAGGAAGCCCCAGGCGGGCGAGGTGAGCGCCAAGCTCTTCGGGCTCCACGTCCAGGACCCAGGCCAGGCGTTCATAGAGTTCCCTTTGCTTCGGGGATAGGAGACCGTTCACATAGGCCCCCTCGAGATCCTGAGCGGTGGGACGAAGAGTGAGTTCAAGGCGCACCACTACCACCCGCCTTCCATAGTCGGGAGTACCCCTCCGGTCCCAAGTATAGGCCCACTATTTCGGGAGCGTAGACCAGGAGAAGGGGGTGCCGGCGAATGAGACGTTGCCACCCCGAACCCGGTGGGGCCGTGGGGGACTTGGCCCGAAAGGCCCAGGAAGACCGACTCCACTCAGAAAGCCACCACCCGTCCTTGCACTCCACAATAGCCTGGACGGGTACGCCCCCGATAACTTCCCTGATAATGCCCTCCGCCTTTTCGCCGGAAGGAAGGATGATGTGCGTACCCCGCCGTGGGCGCATCCAAATGACAATGTTGAAGTGGTCGAGGTAGTGGTGGAGCTTCCATTTGGCTAGCCCCATCTCCCGCTCAACGGCCATGAGGGGGCGATTGTCCCGTTGGAGTATGGCGTTTATGAAGTGCGCCCTGGCCTCGGGAGAAGCCCACCAAAGCGCCGCCTCGTGGGGATCCTCCCGGGGACGCATGGCCCTAATAAAGCCTACGCTCTGCGCATAATCGGGTTGCCGCTCCACCAAATAGTCAACGACCTCCGGGTGCTCGTGGGGGTTTCTCCACTCTCCCCAGGGGTCTAGGCGCTCAAGAGCAAGGATAGAATCCATAGCCACACCATTAGGCTACTACAGAGTGACCGTCTGGAGGGATAGGGTATAGAGCATGGAGTGGCACGTGAGCTCCACGCTACGGGCCGCCGGGCAAGTGGCCGCCAGAAAAGATGCTCCCTTGGACGAGCGCCAGGAGGCGGTCCTCGTGGCCGCTCGGGAAGTGGCCCCCGTGGCCAAGGCTATCCCGATAAGGGACATTATGGCCCTGGCCAAGGCCTACGAACCTCCCCCCAAGGAGCACCTGGCCCGCATGGCCAAGGTCGTCTTGCCCGTTGAAGACAGCCTGGGACGGGCCCTGTGGCTAACCCGCCCCGTGGGGCTAGACTTTCCTCAGCTGAAGCGCATCGTGGCCGAAGATCCGGTTCTAAAGGCCATTATTTGGACTCGGATTCAGCAGGTTCAGCGCTTCCTCCGACCCAGCGCCCAGGAGTGGAAGCCCGGCTTCCGCATCCGCTTTCGGGACCGCAAGCGAAAGGTGACCCCGGAGGACGAGGCCCGCTTCGCCTGGCTCGAGCAGTATCTCCTTTCCTGTGGGGCCGAGTTTGACCCCCGCCGGAGGCGAGCCCTGAGGCGGGACAACCTGTGGGACTGGACGGCTAAGCACCTCCAGGACTCTCTAAGCCTGGATGCCGCCCCCGTGGAGCTTGTGCCCACCCCGAGCGGGAGAACCCACGGCTGGGTTCACGTGGACGGAGGAAGCGTCTACCTGGTAGACCCCCTGGCCACGGAAGCCCTCGAAGGGAACGTGCCCGAGGTAGTGCACCGCTACGGGCTTGACCTTCCGGACCCCAGTCAGGTGGTGGCCGTCCTGGTCCGGGAGGGGCGGATCATCGCCTGGTACACCCACGAGGACCTTCTCTACCGGGTGCGGAGGCCCAGGACCGAATCCTGGAGCCTGGGATACGGCCAACCCGAGCCGGAGGACCTTCTCAAGATCGTCACGGGCTTCTTGAACGCCCTCACCCTCAACCTCAGGGGCTTCAGCCACAACAGCATCCCTAAAGGCATCCTCACCCTCTACGGCGACTTCACGCCCGAGGACATAGAGCAATTCAAGGCGGAATGGGATGCGTATATAAGCGGGGTCCAGGGCAGGTGGCGAGTGCCAGTCCTCTTTACCCAGGGTGGAGAAAGCCAAGCTGGGGCCAGCTTCATCCCCATCGGCAATGAGTTCAACGAGATGTATTTCAGCAAGTGGATGACCTTCCTGGTGGCCATCAAGGCCGCCCTCTACGGGATGGACCCGGAGGAGATCAACTTCGAGTCCTTCACCGCCCGGCCCTCCACCCTCTCGGGTTCCGACACCGAGGAGCGGTTGGCCTCCTCCAAGGACAAGGGCTTGTGGCCCCTTCTCCAGTTCCTACGCTTCACCCTTATCGAAATCCTCTACACCGTAGACCCAGATGTGGAGCTGGACTGGACGGGCCTTGAAGTTGACCAGCAGGCTTCTCGCCAGGACGAGGAGAAGATGCTCACTCTCGGGGAATACCGGCAACGCCGAGGGGAAGCGCCACCGGAAAACGAAATCCTGGCCAACGCCCCGCTAAACCCTGCCCTTTTGAGCATCTACATGCAGAGTTTGCAAGCACAAGAGCAAGGGGGAGAGCAAGAAACGGAGCCGTCCCCGGAGCCAGAGGAGCCACCGGAGCCACCGCAAGGCCCCCGTGAAGAGCTTGGCCCCGGAGACTACGAAGATGAGGAGGGCAACGGTTGGCGGGCCAAAGACGAGAAGCCCGAGCCCCCCGAAGACGACTTCATAGGCAAGGCCTGGTATCCCCTTGATGGTTTGGGGGACCTGGGGGAGGACGATGGGCTCTGAGCGGGACATTTGGGCACCGGACGAAGACCCCTGGGTGGCCAGGGTGGAGGGAGCGCTTTACACGCTTGGAGCCAGCTACCTCTACCACGTGGCCAGGGAGGCCGGGGAGGCGCTTGGGCTTCGCCTAGACGAGAAGAAGCTGACGGAGGCCCTACGGGTACGGCCCCTGGCCAAAGCCCCCGGCCCTTCGAGGGAGGAGGCCATGGCCCGAGCCGAGAAACTCTACCGGGAGGCCCTTGCGGGATACGACCGCCTACCTCCCTCGCAGTACCGGGAGCTGGCCGAGGCCATCACGGAAAAGTGGTACGCCGAAGGGCGCATTGAGACTCGGGCCCAGCGCCGAGCCGTGTCTAGCTACCTTCTGGGGATGCTGAGGGGTGGGCAGAAAGTCGGCCTGGATTGGAGGGGACTCTTAGGGGAGCGGGAAAAGGAACGAATCGCCTATGTGGCCTCCAGGGCCATGGAATACGTGCGGCGGCTAAAGGATGCGACAAGGCACGCCCTGGCCCGGGCCATGCTCCTTTGGTATGGGGACGGGGGCGGCCAACCCAAGGACCTTGAGATGCGCCTACTCGATGAGTTTGGCCTGCTGGCCCGGGACTGGCGGCGGGTGGCCATCACCGAGGTAGCCTACGCTCGGGCGGGCGGCTACCTGGCAAGCCTTCCCGAGGGGGCCATCGTGGAGTGGAGCGCCGCTCCAGATGCTTGCCCGGTATGCCGAGCTAGGCACAGAAAGCGCTATCGAGTACGACACGCCCCGGGAGACCCCAAGACCGAGGTGTGGCCCGGTAAGGGGTGGGAGCGGGGACCGGCCATTCCTGCCCACCCCCATTGCCGGTGCAGATGGATAGGGATAACCCAGCCCGTGGGAAACGTTGACCCCGAAATCGAGGCCCTGGCCCAGGAGATCATCAGGGCGGCCGAGCGCTAGGGCAAAAAAGCCCTTGTGATACGAGGGGTGGGGGCTTGTATCATAAGGGATGGCGTGTGCTACTATCGTACAGCAAGGATTAGCAAAAGGTTCTTTGGGTATTTGCTAAACTCCCACTTAGACAGCGTTGCCTCGGGTTGAGAGCGTTGGGGTTATCCTGTCTACCAGTTTAGTCTTCCCCATAGAAGGAGAAAAGGTCAGGGGAGTTGCCCTGCTCTAAGATCTCCTGCACCTCTTGGACGAGAT